ACTTACGTCTACACCGTCAAAGTATGCAAACATCTTAGTGTTAGGACGAAGTCCTTTGGCGACGAAGTTGATTCTACGAGAACGCATATACGGAATGATTTGCTGTCCACCAATAGTTTCACCAAGCAAGTCTTGTGCGTGAACCATATTTTCATATTTGTATTGATATTCAGCCAAAGGCATATGTAAGTTACTATTGAATGACGTTACACTACCGTCGATCCAATTATAACTACCGCCGTACCACAAATCTTCTTGAGTGTGATAAATGCTTTGTATTACCGGAGGCAAATCTCTAGATTCTCTCCACTCATCCGATGATGGAGACAATTCTAAATTACCGATATACGATACTACAGTATGAGGATTAACATTAATAAAACTAGTAGCAAGTTCCTGTTCGGTGAATTCGACTTCAACATATGGTAGGGTAACCAAATCACCCTTCTTGCTTATTACGGTATCAACGTTATCTGTGCTATATGATAGTCGTACTGAATTTTCACGAAAAGATGCCTGTAACAATCCACTTCTATCAACGGACGCTCTATAGTTCTCGTTATTAATGTCAGAGTAGTCGAATGTACTAAAATTATCAGCGAAGAATCCTGACTTAACTCTTGACTGCCCTTGGTTATCAGTAATGACTAGGGACTGAGTATTAGTTTCCAAGAAACTCAATGCAGTCCTTTCATACAACTCATCCAAACGTCGTTCTAATTTTGCGATATCTTTCATAGTATATCGCTTGTTTGGAATATAAGCTGTCGAAACGTCAGATGCACTGAATGTGTAAGGGCTCAAAGTAAACGTATATAGAGACAGTGAACCTACTGGAATCTCTGGTTCCTTTGGAGTTATACTAGGAACCCCCTGTATAACCTGTAGTTCACCAAACCCAATGCCGCTGTTTACTGCGTTCGCCACTAAAACGTCAATACGAGGTAAGTAGTATTCTATATCATTAATAGTGATGGCAGATGCATTCTGAGGTAACTCTGCGACTACGTTGAATTCTCCGGTGTAACCAAATGTTCGGGAAGGTCGGAAGTCTAATACATCTCTTAAAGAGATGGACTGACCTGTCGCACTGGTATGGTTAGGGATATTTTCATAACTATCGTCTGCATAAGATGAAGCAGAGAAGAACGTGCTTCCGCTTGGTCCAGTATGCGTATAATGTGTGTATGTAACCTTTATCTCAGATTGGTCACCTGTAGGTAAAAGATATCCTGGCTTCAAGTACACGACAGCTTCGTCATAGAAGTTATCACGTTGACCGCCGTCTAGATAAAACTGGTGAGTGATGTCTTCAGCAGCAGACCAATCTGTACCAGAACTATCTCTGAATAAAACTGATTGAAGAGAGATACCATCTACGGTATCTGTAAATACAGGACGTTTCTCCCAGTCTGTCGATGGAAGAGTCTGTGTTTTTTCTGCAACCGTTATTGTCTTTGTGCGAGGTGTTGCGTTAGAGACCTCAACGTAATATGCAATATCATGATTAGTGTTTGGGGTTAGACCCGAATATACACCCGCCATACTTGGTACTGATTCTGGACCAGTTAGAATAGAGGTTTCGGACTCTGCGATTATCCAACGATTATTTTCAACGCCAGACAAACTAATAACACCTTGACTATCAGACTGTATTCTAGTGTATCTCTGTACTGTATAGTTTGCAGTAATCGAATCATCTTTTGGACTGGTTCTAGGTAGCGGGAACAGCAGACTATTGTTAGATGACTCATGTATTGTGCTATCTACTAATTGAATTCTTGGGCTACCAGCGCCTGGAATATTATCCTGTAATGATACTGCATCAGCAAAACTATGATATCCTGTACCACCTTGTATTGAAGACATACGAATGTCAAAAATGTATAGTCGGTAACCAAATGAGTCGGATTGTATACCACGGACATTACAGTAACCTATTACAGATCCACCTGATGCTGCGTCGTAGATAGCCAAATATCCAAATGCGTCTAATCTACCGAAACCTTCAGATGAGGTCGGGTCGATATAAACATAGTTACCATATGCAACTGGTACTGGTTCGTTAAATGTTTGAAGAGTTTGTCTTGCTTTTGGTACGGTAATATCTGTTTGACCAAATTCTAATCGATAACCATCTACATATGCTATACCTTCAGAAACATCTAGATTTAAATTAGTGTTATCCAGAGGTTCGAATATCGCAGTAAACTTATCTACAACATAGTCACCAGACTCTTCTTTTGTTCTTCGTGCAAGCAGATCATTAACTCGACTGTATGCATCGAATGTACTTACTTCACGTGTGATAACACCTTTAACAACACGTGCGACAAATATAAAGTTTTGACTTATATTGACTTGATCGCGAGTAGTGGGTGTTAGTTTGATCTGATATCGATGAGCGCCTGGCGCAGTGATGTCTGGAACTTCGCCTTGGTTATCATATAGATTAGAATCTTCGCTCTCATCTACGATTGATTCTTCAATCACAAAACCGATATCTGCTGTCGGTTCTGTGCTATACTTGGATAGGAAAGATTCTCCGCCTTCCATATAAACAAAGTGACCCTGTACAAAGAACTCGCCTGGCGCAAAGTACGCTTTAGTGCCACGACCTGCTGCCGGAATTTCATCTTCACTGTCGTCGATTACAGTAAGAGTAGAATTATCTGGGCGAGTTAAAACGTCTCCTGATTGAACGCGAGGTGCTTTATCTGTGTCGGTTACATTTGAGGTATCTGTATATCTAACATAAAGAGTTGATGGATCTTGCTCTGGTACTGCATTATACGCCTCAAGGACAATAAACTGTATAGTACCGTTAGTTAGAGTCTCACCAACTAAACTAGGATCTATAACACTATTAGCATCAAGACGAATATATTCTATCCTATTATCAACTGTCGAACCACCTGGGCTGACTAGTGCACCTTCTGTAAATATGTTACGACCGAAACGTGCGATCTCTTCGTGTATTATTGTTTGTGATTCATTTAACTCACGTGCTTGAAGAGCCTTACCTGAATTATAGAGTACACGATAATAACCATCTTTCGGATCGTAAAAATCGCGGTAAGTTTCTCTGAACGTCTTATCTGTAAAATCTGCCATGATTTATCCTAAACGGTTATTACGATCTTGATATCTTCTTGTTGTTCTTCGTCGCGTCTGATTCTTTTTCTTGTCTCAATATATAGGACTTCACCAGAGAAGCGATCTATACCATTTACTGGAGACAATCCACCCGTTGCAATAACACCCGCAACCTGACCTTCTTGAACTACGGCCTCATTTTCTTCGAACTCGACAAACCCTGTCGATTCATTTTGATGGTAATGAACAACGTTACCATCGGACTGATCAACATATGCCTTGGCAATACTACTTCCGCCCGTTATAAGTTTTCCTGATATAAATGGTGAGGTATCTTCTAAGGTCAATGTAGGTAATACTTTTACCGAAGTTCCGGTGAACGGAGTAGATCCGTCTGGTAGTAGCGGAGATTTAATAAGACCCATTTCACGGAAAGTGTTTCGAGTGATAAATGTTCCGTTGACATTACCGTCTGGTTTGATACCTGCTAGAATAGAACTTGTTTTCAAATCATCTATAGGGTTCTTACCCAGACCTTCTGAGGTAGTTACTACTGGTACTGCCGTACAGTTTTCGGTATCGCCATCGGTTACTGTAAGCGAAGCGTATGTGTATCCAGAACCGTAGTCCGTCATTTTAATTTCAGTGACCTTACCATCAGCGTCAATAACAGCAGTAGCAGTTGCGCCTGATCCATCACCGACTACCGTGACCGTAGGTTCGGTTACGTAACCAAGACCTTGTGTTATTACCTTTGCACGGGTGACTTGGCCACCTACAGCAGCAAGATGAACATCACGCTGTAGGTCTTCGATTGAATCCCCACCGTGGTAATCTGGTTCTGTTTCTTGTATCGGAAAGTGGTTGGATGATAAGAACTGGTAGATTCGCTCCGGTGTTATGGAGTATAAGAACTTCCATGTATATCCATCTCCAGTTTCAAAAACTTTGGTATGGTCCCATGTGTTGGTAGGATCTATTGAATCTAGAAGATCTTTATGGTAGCCGTAATTAGGCTCGACCATAGATTGCTTTGGAGTACCATCTACATTCTTACCATAATCAATACAAACGTATACTTCTTTAGCATCGTTTAATACGTAAAATGGCGTCCATGGCTCTACGATATCCGAAGAAGTTGCGTCATCCCATCCAGTGTATATAGATCCCGATGACCAATTTACTCTCTTGGCAACGAATGTTGAACCCTCAATTTTCTTGATTGATTGTAGGTTATGTCGGAACTCTCTTTCATCACGTGGACAGTCTACTGGGTCTATAGTTGTTTCCGAATTTTCTGAAACTGGAAATTCGTCTGATTTACCGATACCAATATAGTAACTGTCAGAAGATTGCATATCTATCAGCAGATCCTTCGCTAAGCTCCTACTTAATGTCTGTCTTACAATTGCTGCCATGTTCTTATCCTACGCATGTTAGAAATATTATTCTTATATTTATAACGTTTTTATGAGTCATTTAAAAATTTGTTTAACCATGATTCTTTTTGATGATGATTCATCAATAAGTCTTTGTATATTACCGGAAGTTCATATGCACTACTTCTCCACTGGGAGACATGTTTAAGTGCTTCGTCCTTCAGCGGCTGTAAATATTCTTCGTAACTATGAACCTTCTGAGCACTTCCTTCAGTCGTCCTATCGATACAATATAAGTCGCTTGACATTGATAGGAAGTAACACAGATTTCCCTTCTGGTGTTCTGCTAATAACTTGTAGGTGTATGCGTGATCTTCTCCGTTACCAATATCTTCGTTCATTTTTATTTGTGCAGACTTACGACTCTGCAACATAATGAAGTCAACCGACACTGGACGTTCATCAATAAACAAATGACTTTCTTGTGGTCCTAAGTTTTCGTGAGGAGAGCACATCGATGTGCCCCATACACTTGCAAAGTAAGTTTCATTAACTTGCCAGTAATGTCCCGAAACCAATTCCCAACTGCAAATAGAATCACATGGTACCACACCTAGAACATCAATGCAAGGATAATGCTTATAATGATTCCACAACGACTGTAAGTATGACGGATATAAAAAATCATCTCCATCGATCTGAGATACAAAATCACAGTCACTTTCTAGAAATACATCTAGACATGCATTTTTACCACGGCCTGGTTTACCATTACTTTCCGTATTGACTACACGGAATGGTAAATTAAGTGCGCATACATCTTCATAGTATCCTTCATGAATACTATTTACAACGATCACCACTTCCCATTCGATTGGTTCAATTTTGATGACTTGTTGGGCAGATTTAACTAATCGTGCTAACTTAGGGATGTCGTTGGAAGTCAACAACGTTGTCATCAATTTCATTATTCTGCCTCAAAGAAGAATGTCTGAAATAATCTACCGTCGTATTGGTTTGAACCAAAGCCGGGAACTACACTGCGATGATAGTACATCGCATCATATAATACCAGTCGGTTGTAAATATTTTTAGATTCTGCAACAATGTCCCAGTCACCTTCAACCAACTGGAATTCATTAAAATCTACTGGACATGAATCTTCATGTTTCATAATTCCAGTCTGTCTATGTTTATAGATTGCAGTTCCGGAATCTAGAGGCGCGTCAGGCGTTAGATACACGACTCCCGCATAGGACATTTTATCGTGATGAATCCATGTCTTGCAGTTTTCGGTAGTGTATTGGAAGGAAGTGTTATAGTTGTCTAGTGGAAAGTATGTTATTGCTTTTCCTATGATCCCCTCTAAAGAGTTTTTCATAGAATCAACATATCCACCAGCATTGGTACATGGAGATGTTCTTAGGCCGGGATAGTTACCCGAAACATTAAAGTCTAGACTTAAAGCATAATCCCGAACTGAGTCGGGATCTGCATAAAAATTATCAATTACTGTAAACATAATATACCTGTATGTGGAACCCCCTTTCGGGGGTGTATTCAATTACGATATTTTACCAATCTTGACTCTTAGATTATTGCTATTGTCAAAGATATCAATACTGTTACTTGTGAACTCAATACGTTCATTGGGTGCTGTCCCTGTATTTAGTAGTCCACTCATATCCACAAATCCTTGGTTATTTGTCAACTCAGTAAAAGTGGAATTCGTCGTAGTATTTATTCTGTCAACTGTTGCCCTGTAAACACGACCAGTTCCAATATGCCAATAAACATCCCCAGCATATATAGTGTTCACTGTACGGAACTGTCTAATCATAGCTGATGCAGTTGAGTTAATGTTACTAGGTAGATTTGAGCTGGTATCAAACAATACTGCATTACCAAATCCTCCGACTGGACCCTGTGCACCTACTGAACCAGAAACTCCCTGTGGTCCCTGATCTCCAACAGCACCTTGTCCACCCTGTTCACCCTGCGCTCCAGTTTCACCTTGGGCTCCTTTATCACCTACTCCACCTTGAGGTCCTTTATCACCCACCCCACCTTGAGGGCCTTGGTCACCTTGTGGTCCATCCTCACCTTGGGCACCTTTATTACCTACCTCACCTTGAGGACCTTTATTACCTACGGCACCTTGAGCACCTTGGTCACCTACAGATCCTTGAGCACCTTTATTACCTACAGCACCTTGTCCACCCTGTTCACCTTGAGGACCATCTTCACCCTGAGCACCTTTATTACCTACCTCACCTTGAGCACCTTTATTACCTACAGCACCCTGATTACCTACTAGACCCTGTGCACCTTGGAATCCAACTGCTCCCTGACCACCTTGTTCTCCCTGTGGTCCGACTAGACCCTGTGCACCTTGGTAACCTACAGCACCCTGAGAACCTTGTTCTCCCTGTGGTCCAACTAGACCTTGGGCACCTTGGTAGCCTACGGGACCTTGACCACCTTGTTCTCCCTGTGGTCCAACTAGACCTTGAGCACCTTGGTAACCAACTTCACCTTGGGCACCTTGTTCTCCTTGTGGTCCAACTAGACCTTGGGCGCCTTGGAATCCAACAGCACCTTGGGCACCCTGCTCACCTTGCGGTCCAACTAGACCTTGAGCACCTTGGTAACCAACTTCACCTTGGCCTCCCTGCTCACCTTGAGGACCAACTAGTCCCTGTGCACCTTGGAAACCTACAGCACCCTGTGCACCCTGTTCTCCTTGTGGTCCAACTAGACCTTGGGCGCCTTGGAATCCAACAGCACCCTGAGAACCTTGTTCTCCTTGTGGTCCAACTAGACCCTGTGCACCTTGGAATCCAACCGCACCTTGGGCACCTTGTTCACCTTGATTACCTACTAGACCCTGCGCCCCTTGGAATCCAACTTCACCTTGGGAACCTTGCTCACCTTGTGGTCCAACTAGACCCTGTGCACCTTGGAATCCAACTTCACCCTGAGAACCTTGTTCTCCTTGAGGACCTACTAAACCTTGAGCTCCACGCTCGCCTTGATTTCCTTTATCCCCTTGTTCTCCTTGATTACCTACTAGACCCTGTGCACCTTGGAATCCAACAGCACCTTGGGAACCTTGCTCACCTTGTGGTCCAACTAGACCTTGGGCACCTTGGAAACCTACAGCACCTTGGGAACCTTGTTCTCCTTGTGGTCCAACTAGTCCCTGTGCACCTTGGAATCCAACTGCGCCTTGAGCACCTTGCTCTCCTTGATTACCTACTAATCCCTGTGCACCTTGGAAACCTACAGCACCTTGCGGTCCAGTGTCACCTTGAGCACCAGAATCACCTTGAGCACCCTGATCACCTACAGCACCTTGGTTACCTACTGCTCCTTGTGTACCCGCATTACCCTGCGCACCAGTATCACCTTGAGCACCCTGATCACCTACAGCACCTTGATTACCTACTAGTCCCTGTGCACCTTGGAATCCAACCGCACCTTGGGCACCAGCTTGACCCTGTGCACCTGCACTACCTTGAGAACCAACTGTACCTTGCGGTCCTACAATACCCTGTGCGCCTGTTTCACCTTGTGCACCAGTATCACCTACAGCACCTTGTGGACCTGCGTCACCTGTAGCACCTTGTGGACCTACTGGGCCTGGGGTTGTACCTGCTGGTCCTTGAGGACCCGCATCGCCAGGCAATCCTTGTGGACCTACTGGGCCTGGCGTAGTTCCTGCTGGACCTTTAGGGCCTGGATCACCAGTAAGACCTTGACCACCCTGCGCTCCAGTTTCACCAGTTGCACCTTTTTCTCCTGTGGCTCCAGTTTCACCTTGTGCACCAGTGTCTCCGACTGCACCTTGAGGACCAACTAGACCCTGTGCACCAGTGTCTCCCTGAGCACCTTTATCACCAACGTTACCTTGAACGCCAACAGAACCTTGAAAACCTTGACTACCTTGGACACCTTTGTCTCCAACGTTTCCTTGTAGACCCTGCTCTCCTTGTTCTCCCTTATCGCCTTGAGAACCTTTGTCTCCGACGTTGCCCTGAATACCAGCAGATCCCTGTGGGCCTGCTTCACCCTGAGCACCTTTATCTCCTACTTCACCCTGTACGCCGGTAGAACCTTGTGGTCCATCTTCACCTTGTGCACCACGAACACCGACATTACCTTGAACACCGACAGTACCCTGTGATCCTTGGACACCCTGTCCACCCAATGGACCGACGTTACCTTGAAGTCCAGTGGACCCTTGAGCACCAGCTTCTCCTTGTGGTCCTATCTCACCGACATTACCTTGAACACCCTGTGGACCAACCGTACCCGGCGAACCTTGAGGACCCAATAGACCAACATTACCTTGAATACCTTGGAAGCCCTGTGGTCCCCGATCACCCTGAGCACCTAATGGACCAACATTACCTTGGATGCCCTGTTCACCTATAGCACCTTGTCCACCCTGTGGTCCTAGAGGTCCAACGTTTCCTTGAACACCTTGTTCACCTTGAGAACCCTGAATGCCCTGAGCACCTAATGGACCAACATTACCTTGGACACCTTGTTCACCTTGTGCGCCGGCCTCACCTTGAGGACCCAATGGACCAACGTTACCTTGGACACCTTGTTCCCCTTGTGCGCCTTGCTGACCTTGTGCACCTAATGGACCAACATTACCTTGAACACCTTGTTCTCCTTGTGCACCTTGTTCCCCTTGTGCACCCAGTTCACCGACATTACCTTGGACACCTTGTTCACCTTGAGAACCCTGAATACCCTGAGCACCCAATGGTCCAACGTTACCCTGAACACCTTGTTCTCCTTGAGCACCAACGTTACCTTGTGGTCCTAGTTCACCGACATTACCTTGAACGCCTTGGAAACCCTGAGCACCCCGCTCTCCTTGAGGACCTAGTTCACCGACGTTTCCTTGAACGCCTTGTTCTCCTTGAGCACCTCGTTCTCCTTGTGCACCTAATGGTCCAACGTTACCTTGGACACCTTGTTCTCCTTGTGCGCCCCGTTCTCCTTGTGGTCCTAGTTCACCAACGTTACCTTGGACACCCTGTTCGCCCTGAGCACCAACATTACCTTGTGGTCCTAGTTCACCAACGTTACCCTGAACACCTTGTTCTCCTTGAGCACCAACGCTACCTTGTGGTCCTATAGGTCCAACAGTACCTTGCCATCCTAGAGATCCTTGTGGTCCTATCGGGCCTGGATCACCCTGCGGGCCCTTTTCGCCGATATCAGTATTTTCAATTAATGTGTTGATGTCAGCGATTTGCTGATCAAGTGTTGTTATCAATCCTTCGTTCTGAGTTACCCGTGTACCTAAAGAACTTACTGTAGCACTATTACTAATAGCATCGCCTAGATCTGCACTTCCGATTGCTTTGCTTACAGAGCTATCAACGATATCACTAAGATCTCCTATAGTAATATCACCATCACCTGACAGTGTGGTTAGATCATAAAGTTCTTGGAAGTTTGCATTAATTTTTTCACTGGCTTCACGAAGAGTATCCCCCTTCCCGTCGTTGGCAGCTCCGCCTGTGTCTAGAATTCTTCTTGTCATTTTGGATTCCGTTATTAGTGGTCTGATGCGTCTAAAGTTTCATAATCTTGAGATAGGTCTAAACCTTCATCATCCAATGTTGGGGATTTCACGCCTGCCCATTCTGCGACTGTGGTGAAATCATCTACCAACTGCTGTAAAGAAATGTCATCATATTTGTCTAGTGTTTCTAAAGAACTCACGACAATACCTGTAGCAGTGTCTTTCTGATCCTGAGTTCGTTTATCAATATCGTCATTCTCTTCCATAGTAAGTAGAGAATATCTTGCTTGTACATGTGAACCCATCTGTCTGGTCTGGAGTTCGATAGCATAGTTAGGTACTTCTAGAGGATCTGTAACTTCTCCAGCTTCAAGACCAACCTCAGCAGAACTCTGAGTGACAGTCTCCACTGCAAGATAGAATCCTGCTGGATGTATCAGTTTTTTATATAACGTTTCAAAATCTAATAACGATAGACCTGTTCTCAAAAGAACTGAGAATATTTGATATCGTCTATCGTCTTGAATATAGTGTAGTGACTGAGGTCCAATTAATGAACCGCCAGGTTTATCATTCAAAATAAAGAGATCTTTCTTAGGATAAGATACTTCAACATCTTCATTAAAGAATGCTTTGAAAAACTGTTCAGTTGATATTTGTGTTCCTTTTGCTCGATATAAGTCCGCAAGTAATCTTGTCATTAATCGCGGATTCTTATAGAACGAAGCAGATTCTAATCCATCGCTAAGCTCAGAAATTAATAGATCCAAATATCGTAGATCTGTTGATGCAATGTTTCTTATATTGAACAATCTTTGAATTTGTTCGTCAAAAGAAATAGATCCGTCTTCACCCGTATACTTATAATACGTCTCTAGAAAAGAAACTAGTTTAGGATATTCTGTTTGATAAAACTCAGGTAGAATACTCTTTACTTGATTCTGGTGGAATTTAGGATTAATCCTATATTGATTCTCTAGAAATTCGGACATTATAATAAGACCTTAGTAGACCCTTGCTCTGTATTACTGATTACTGTAGATCCACTTGAGTCTAGTTTTATGATGTAATTCCTCAGCGGGGATATTGTGCTCTGGTTGGCTGGAGTTGCAGATATTTTTAATCCGCTGCTCAAGTAACCGTCTACATCAATACGAAGGGCCCTGAGATTCACGGTACCTTTAGCTGCATCATAGAAACCTGCATTGCTTAATTTGACATCTCCGTTGACATCAAACAATTGTAATCGGGTAGACCCCAGTTCATTTCTAACAAATACGTTTTTATCATACCACTTAAACATAGACGATTGAATAATATGATCATCTTTATCTGGCGAAGCGATAACGACTGGGTAGTTTATTGTAAAGTCTTTTTCCAAAAAAGTCAAGTCTTCTGACTGAGGATCTAGTGCTTTTCTAGCAACATTTAAATCAGTAACTATAGAATCGATGTCCAATCGTTGTTGAACTTTGACTTCCATCTTAGAGTTTAGGATTGCGTTGGAGTGATTGTCTATCAGAGTTAATAGATTAGATCGTCTGAATGATGAATCGAATGAACTCAATGTCAAATTTGTATATTCAGTAATAATAGATTCGACCGCAACTTCTAATTGTGAGGCAGGAATATTCTTGACTGGATCAACATTGAATCTAGTAACTAGTTCCAAATAAGTAATTTCAGGATTGACGAATTCTGTATCTATAGACATAATAGATAAGTTGGATGTCAACTGACTACGGATCAAGTTCTCAACCGTAGCTTTGGATTCTTCATTTATACCGTCAGCAAAATTTAAACTAACAAAAACTTTACCATATTGTGGGGGTATGTTATCATTACCACCCCATGTTGAAACGTCTCTTAAATAACTACCATATTTACTCATGATCATACCCGTGTAATCGTCAGCAGTAACCAAACGGTTTTGTGCAGAGAATGCCAGAGGCGCGTTCATCTTGATCTGAGAAATAGACTCACGGGAAGAACCTCCCGCTGATGCAGATACCAAAGATATATTAGTCGAGTAGTCTTCTCCCGTATATTCATTCAGGTTGAATTCAGAACCACCATTTCCCTCTACCCCAGAGGTAGAGATATACTCGATTGAAATTATATTACCTGCTTGTGGTCGCTGACCAAGCACATTACCGTCACCGAACAATACTTCATAAAAACCATTCATTGATTCGCGTACGATGTAAACACGAGATTGATCGGTAATCGTCGCAACTTCTTTTATATTGAAATAACTATTAGACTCGCTTGAGTTTCCGTTAGGGAATACCGATATAGACATAGTAGAAACATCTATATTATTATCTGATATGACGTATGGTACATCTATATTACTATCAGCCAAGAAAGTTTTTGTCTTGACTTTTCCTTCTACTAGTGTTACATTAGGAAATACAAACTTACCTGTGGTATCATTAATCGCTTCATAGGTTTGTAGTGTAAAGAACTCATAGTTAGTTTCGTCGATTGTGACGAAGAACTTGGACCCTGCATTTAGTGGTAAAGATGTGGGCGCATTATTCAATACTGTTATTTCAACATCTACCACCGCACGAGCTGCAGTCATCGATGTAGGGAAATACCCTAGACTCTCTGCATGAGATACGACGGATGAACGTAATTGAGATGTACTCAAGAACGATTCATTGATTGACATGTTTGCAATAAGACCATTGACGTGTGTATTGTATGCCAGCACATCCATAATATTAGACAGCCCACTTGCCTCAAAGTCATAATCTGCAAACTCATCACTTTGTTTGAAGTACGTCTTTAGTTTAGACTTGATATCATAGAAATCTAAGTCAGATGAATTAATAGTCATTTATCTTGTCCTTGCAATAGTTAGTCCTAGACTTACTCGTTTAGTAGATCCTATAACATCAAATACAATAACCACATTAACGGCATTGTAATCTTCTTTGATGGTAACTTCCACGTCTACTAATTTTGCTCTAGGTTCATGTGCTTCAATAGTTTGTCGTACTCTGTTCTCAATATCGGATGGTTCTAGATCGGTTGATAGAGAGAATAGAAAAGTTTCCAAACCTCCACCATAATACGGACGGAAAGGTGTCTTACCTCTTTCCGTCATTAATAAATTTTTAACTGATTGTTTGACTGCCGCAGCATCGGTGACCTTATAGATGTCACCTGTAGAAGGTTTTGCGGTAAAACTAGTATCGATATCTTTGTTGATTCGCTTAATCGATGTAGTGATCGGAGCGTTATATAGATTACCATCTTCTATTGAAAAATTCTTTGCCATTAGTCTATCAACTCTTTTTGTACTATTTATACAGGAATTGCAACATCGATTGGCGGCAATTCAGGTAAAGTTATATCGAATGAAGTTGGGATACCTATCATACCAAGAACGTCACATAAAGTCAAGTCAATAAAATCAAATATAGCACCTAATCCTATAGCATTGAAAAACTTCTTAACAATCTTAACCCAATCGAATAGTAGTCCTTTCTTTGCGTTTTCGAACCAATCCCTAGCCGCAGTAGTCAATTGATGTATCTCATCTTCTATACAGATAGTTTTCTTATCAATATCACCCCCGAACACATCCTTTAATGGTATATTGAATGGTGCGGGAAATGGTAGCGCAAGATCAGTGATCTGTGATAACATGTCATCTTTAATTTTAGTGATCTCTGCATCCATGTCAAAGTTCTCTATATCGGATTGTAGTTGTTCTGCCTGATCCTCTATGCGTTTTATTTCACGTTCTGCCTTGACCTTTGCCGCCTCTACCTGAGCACGTATCCATGCTGCAATATCAAAGTCTAACGGTATAGGTAAAGAGGGTAATCCTAATGGGTCCCATATCGCTTTGAACTTACCGATTAATTTATCGAACAGTTCAAATAATGATCCGGTAACAAACGCCATGATCTCGTTCTTGATATAAGACCATGTTAGTTTTGCCTTCCACTCACCACATTCCACACCAAACTCACCGTTGAAGTATTGGTACTCGGCTGGAACTAAGCTATAAAAGGTATCAACGATTTGATTCTTCGTTTCCTGTAGCGTATCCATCGCAGAGTCATAGGCATCTTGTTCTAACTTACCACTTTCAAAATCATCCTTCAGTTGCTGTAGACTTGCGCGGAACCCTTCGGTGTCTCCACTAATCTGTGCCTTGAGTCTCTCTTGTTCTTCAGCGGTAGATATTTTCAAAACATCTATGGATAGTCCAAGTATAGGCACAGTAAATGTCACTGGTATGATTGCACTGATAAGTTCCATGATCTTCATGGGAATGAATATATGGTAGTCCTGTATGAGTTCAGTGAATGCGTCTTCCGCTTCCTTTTCCCAATCTCGTACCTGACCTTTCTGCCACCACGGGGCCAGTAGATCACCAACTCCCTCTATCGTATCGGTAATCTCTTTTATCTGATCTTCTATTTCTTTCTGAATCTCCAGACCAATGTCCATTGATTCTAGTTTCTCAATCTCTGCGTCTAGTTGCGCACGTGCGTCACCCTCAGCCTCTCTCGCTTGACGTTTGAGATCTTCTATTTGGTCTAGTGTCTCTGTCTTCTGTGCTTCCAGTTGGGACTGTGCGTCCACTAGCATACTCTCCAAGTCCGACGGGATCTTAGAGATCTGATTCATCATATTAACATAATCTGCTTTAGTGGGTAGGTTCCCACCACCACAAGGTAAACTAGTCATGAGTTTATTTTAACAACAGTTCCGGATAAGGATATTTTATCGGACGCCCGTACTGTTACATTATTTGCAGAAATCTTCGCGTCACCTGTGACAATTATATTACAATCACCTTTAATAGTTATGTTAGCGTCCTTATCTCCTCTGATCTCTATATCACCCTTGACCCGTAGAACGTCATTCTCCTGTATGGTGGTATCACGACTACCGTCGTCTTGCATCTCATAGTATGTACCTGACCTATGTTCTTCACGGATACGCCCATTTGAAGAATCGTCATATTCTTTAAAGTGACCTGTCTCAGTCTCATACACTTTATTGTACGGATATGCATTCAATGCCTTCTCGTTTGTGTCATCTTCTTTCGGAATCGACCCCACAACCAACGGCAACTGAGAGTTCTGACCATCCAAGAAGATACCAAAAACCTGAGTACCCACTAACATACCAAGATTCTGTCCTTTGCCTTCATGTATTGCTGTTGTAACCGGAATGGTCACTTGTGCCCAAGGTAAATCTTTATCCTTGATCTCATCGTATACACCGTGCACTTTGACCTTAACACGTCCTAGTTTCAGTGGATCAAAGATATCGACCACGGTACCTAGGAACCATCGTGTATGGTCTCCATAATACTCAACAAAACTTTTAGGTATCATAACAATTCTCCATTAGATAGTTTCATAGCAGATAGAGTTAGTGTATATGTTCTTGGGGATATTGTATGTTTACATGCGAAGATTAAAAAATCACCCGACTTCTTTCTATCATATATTCTGTCTTTTTGCTCAGTGTTGGTATTACGTAAAAACCGTATATCGATCTTGTTACCGATAGTCTTGTTCGCGTTTCCGTCTAGGAATTCAACACCGTCAACGATTATGTCTATCTTATTATTAGTCAACATATACGCCATTGATCGATTGACGATATTAAGTTTATACTGTCCACTGGTTTCACTTTCCATGTAAGACTTTTGTGTATCGTATGCGTTTGTACCGCCTATCTGTGTGATCTTTCTGCTAGTAATATCACCCTTCGTATCATCTAGCCTAGAACTATCAAATATAGGAGTACCCTTATTAACAATTTTATCTTGTCTTAGTAACTTAACAACTTCATTATCGATATTAAAATCGAAGTCTACAACCTTATTCTTAGTTACATCTACATAAGAATACTTGGACCCTACCATACCTTCGCGAATCAATCCAAATATATTGTTGGTGTTCTTAGCTTGATGTCTCATTATTGTTCTATTGCGAGCGACTGTAGGTTGTTCATCATTACCAGATGCGCTTTCTGAAAAGGTGAAAGGCATATCTGGATTTATTTTTATTCCTGTCATCATGCTTCGGAGATCATTGAAGTTTAACTCTTTATCTACTAAGGTCGAGTACAAATAAAATGGATACCCGTCACTGGTCGATGCGCGGTTCTTAATCCAACACATAGCCTCTATCGGAGTTAAGTTAGGTACAATGACCTTCATTGATTGAAAGTCAGTAGATGAACTCTTAATATCTTTTGAAAAGAACTCGTTAGATATAGTCGAGATAATAGCACTAGGCTTGCCACTCATGGATCTATTCAAATTGTGTAGGTTAGATAGGTATCCGATATCTTCGATCAGATGAAAGACGAACATCTCTACATTATCCGATGTCTTATCAGCGCTGACTATCTTATCAATAAAGAATGTTTTGGAAACAACTCGTGTTGAACTGTTCTGCATACTCTTCAGATCTATAGTAATTTTCTCACCACCTGAAATATCTAATGATCCAATTATATCTTCTTGATCAACGTATGCCAGTGCGGCAGTTAGATAAGGTTTGTCGAGGTGTTCAAAAATGTCTATCCCACTAGTTGTACTGGATATCTCAATAGTTGGTTTAGAAGCAGAAGTTTCAAGTAATACACGCTGTATAGAAAGGTTATCAGAAAAGTCCTGTTCTGCTGGGGCTTTATCACTCATTACGATCTCAATGCTTCATTAAACAATGTTTGAATAGTGTTGATAGACGACGGTTTAATAACACGTATCTGTTTCAACTTATCATTTTCTTCAATATAGAAATCTAGATTGGTTTTTGGAACTGCACCTAAAGGAACACTCATATTACTTAGATCAAGATCGACTCTTTCATTATTAAGTACATAATGGTTCGCTGCAAGATATTCTTTGGACGCCCCAGTTACAGTAACCATATCACCCTCACATATGGCAACCTCGGCCACATGGAATTCTAAAGCACTTGATAACTTAACTACGATTTGACCTAGGTCCAAGTTCTTATGTACAATAGTACCCGTCGCGTTACTATCACCCCCAGTTATGGTAGAGCCTATAGTAAATGTATCGTGTATAGGTCCGGTGGTTGTTATAGTAAAGTTCGAGTAATCTGATTTTGCCTTTTCTACAACACCGCTATATTCTAGAGGCCAACCCTGTTCACGTATCTTATCATTCATTAAATAAAATGTCCAGTGCATATGAGGATTTCTATATAAAGTAAACGCAGTCTGATCTGGTCTTTCTCCACCTTGAACATAATAGTTTTGATAGAATGCTGAATTACCTTTAACATCATCTAGTATATCAACATAGGTTGCGATGTTTTGGACAACAGCCGATTCTTCGCTGTCGCCAAAGGAATAAAAGCTTAATGGGAAATTCTTAAAATATGACATTAGTATCCATCATCCTCCATAATATCTGCGCGGGTCAGTGTTCTCTCTTCGACGAAGTTTAATGATAGGTCGATTTCTACAGGTTGACCGTCTGGGTGAAATGCCATACTACTGGCATTGTAGTTAGTAGCGATTGACTTTAGGTAACACTTTTTCATTCGATTACCAACACGAACCGGAGATCCTTCTTTCGGTTGATACATAATATCTAATTCGAACATGTGTGGGAATTTATAACCCGCACTAACACCACCAACATCAATTGATTCCGGATAGGCATACATACGAAATCTTCGAATAATTTTCTTGACTGCCTTTGCTTCTTCAGCACTCTTTGCAATAAATTTGAATGCGAATGAAAACTCTCTTATGTTCACACCCTTGAATAATGCACGTACGTTAGGGTTCACGGTTACACCACCCACTAGAGATGATGCCATATTCGCCTCTGCGCTAACTCCGCCAGCCTTACCTATTCTCGTTGCCATCTTGTTCATCGCAAGTGCTGCCTGAGCACCAGATAGGTTACCCATAGCAAAATCCATGACTCCCGTCATTCCTTTTGATGCGGTGTCCGCTAAGGCTCCTAGGATACCTTTACCTCCACTGAATTGTTGGGCAAGTCCAGCACCTATAGCACCCAGTTCAGGTGTTGCATAATTAAGACCGTCATTTTGTTGCAGTGATACAGGTAAATACAACTTTACAGATTCATCGGTGTCTCTCATTTCACTACTAGTAAAGGATAACTCACCCCCTTTCTCGACGAATCTGTTATCAATAGCCTTCTTATTTTCTTTAGACTTTCTTTCGTACTGAGCGTCGGTTAGTTCTCCATCCCTTCTCTTAGTCTTTAATTCGTCTTCTTCATTTAATAACTTTCTATATTCTTCATCTCCCTGTAGAGTAGAAGCAACATCTGCAGCGCTAGAAGTAAGACCCGGCGGGACTATCTCAAATATTTTAAAGGATATGCTTGCGCCATACCTGTCTTGAGAATGGACAGGAAATATTAATTTAGATGGAGCTTTATCAGCAACATTCTGTGGTTGTTCTTCTTTCTTTGCTGCTTCGGTTTTTTCTTCGGGTGATAGATCGAATATTTCCGACAAAAATTCTAGTATAGCCATGAGGGTGAACCTATGTTTATAAATACTGTTTGACTATTTATACATAAAAACAATGAACTTAGTAAACGATACCAAATTCCTTACCGATGGATGGCCGCCTTATGAAGAAGGTCATGTTATACCAAACGACATGACCTGCCGAATGGTATATGTAATATTGAAGATGACTCGTTCCAAAAACATCTTGGAGATAGGATTCAACTACGGACACAGCGCATACGTTTTTCTAAACACCGACACCTCGCTTAAATATCATTCGATTGATATATGCCAATACGACCATACAGCGGTCAACGCTAATAAACTCATTGATATGTACCCCGATAGGTTCGAGTTCACTCACATGAGTTCACACGATCTCGACCCATCTAAGGTGTCCCACTATGATATGATATTCATTGATGGCGATCACAGCATCGATGGTATGTCACGGGACTTGAACCTATGTCAACAATCACACCCCAAGTACATTCTATTCGACGACTACGTCGGCCGACTGTCAATGGATGAGAAGATAGACTCACCTAATCCAAAAAGATTGGTACAACATTTTCTATCCAAATCAGACTTTCCATACGAAATAGAACGTGAGTTCACGTACCCTGCTACCGATCGTATGAACCACATGGTGTTATTAAAACGTGAAGACATATAAAGGACGGTTCAAACCAAAGAACCCAGAGAAGTATGCTGGGGACGTGGACAATGTCGTCTACCGTTCGGGGTGGGAACGACACGTTATGAAATGGTGTGATGACAGTCTGGACGTGGTACAATGGATGTCCGAAGAGTTGGTAATCCCCTACATCTGTGAGACTGATAAGAAGCCGCATCGATACTTCATGGACTTCGTTATCAAGTACAAGTCTGGACGTGTTGTACTGGTCGAGGTCAAACCCCATAAGCAGACCCTACGTCCTGAACGCAAGCAGGGAAAGTCCCGTCACACTCTATTGAACGAGGGTATGACGTACGTCAAGAACCAATCCAAGTGGAAGGCAGCATCCGAATACGCAAAGGATAGAGGGTATCACTTTGAGATATGGACAGAGAACGAACTCACCGCAATGGGTATCATGCCCAAGTCTACCCAACGTATGCGTACTAAAAAACCACTAAAGAAACTACCGCCGTTCAGAAAGAAGAAAAAATCGGTATAAATAGAAGTACGAATTTTTTACGGTAGCGACATGTCTAACATATTTCAACGATTAGAACTACAAGCGTTCCGTGCGGGTATTACTCCTCGTACCAAAGAATCGCGAGAATGGTTTCGTAAGAAGATCAAGAATATGCGCAGTATCAAGCGCGAGGCCTTGATGAAAGAAGATCCGTTGAAGCAAACGGGTCAAGAAATCGTTGGTAGTATGTACATGTTTTTCTACGATCCGAAACATAAAGATACATTACCGTACTATGACACATTTCCATTAGTCGTCGTAGTAGGTCCGGCAGAAGGTGGGTTCTATGGGTTGAACCTACACTACCTTCCACCTATCCTACGTGCGAAGATGTTGGATGCGTTGATGGATATCACCACGAATACTAAGTTCAACAGTTCTACTCGATTCAAGATGTCGTATGAGTTGTTGGTCAAGACAAGTAAGTTGAAGTACTTTAAACCGTGCTTCAAACATTATTTGAATGAACACGTACAAAGTAAGTTCGCAATGGTACCTGCACCAGAGTGGGAGATCGCTACATTCCTACCGACCGCAGACTTCCGTAAGGCAAACTCTAAGAAGGTCTACTACGACTCTAAACAGATGATAGGCGAATAGAAATGGCAGGAATAGAAGAGTTAAAAAGTAAACTGATAGCAAAGAATGGTATCGCAATGGCGAACCAGTTCGCGGTCAATCTACCTACCTTGGATAAGAATACCTCATCGGACACACTTAATGTCTTATGTAAAGAGGTAAGTCTGCCTGGCCGTCAAATGATGAGCCTGGATAGGACAGTCGGTATATTTCAAGAGAAGGTGGTGAATGGATTTGGTGTAGAGGATGTCACGATGACTTTCTATGTGCTGAATGACTATGGTGTCCGTAGATACTTTGATGAATGGACCAAGTTAATATACACCGACATAAAAAGAGGTGAGGTTAACTATAAGAACAACTACACCTTTGATGTCAACATTCGCCAACTACAAAAACCTTTAGCAAGATTTGGATTCGATATAGGTCCATTTGATATAAATCTAGATGTGGGAAATAAGTCTATATACAGTGTAAAACTAATAGAGGCGTTTCCAACATCTATTGCAGCAATCCCACTGTCTAATGACGGTCAATTGGTCGAGTGTACTGTACAACTTTCATATACCGACTATGAAGTAATCAAGGATGAAAGAGAGTTGTTTGATCCTAGTATCAATATAAATCTAGGTGGATTAATTTAATATACATTATAGGATAAATCATGGCATTACCAAAACTGAATGAAAACCCAAGTTATAGCATTGAAGTACCGTCTACAGGACAGAAGACTACATTTAGACCTTTCCTAGTAAAGGAACAGAAAAACCTCCTGATTGCATATGAAACACAAGAGCGCAAAGATATGGTACGTGCGATATTGCGAACTATCGACGCTTGTGTTGAAGAACCTTTGGAAGGTACATTGACTACATTCGATGTAGACTATCTATTTACAAAAATTCGTGCCAAGTCGGTAGGCGAATCCGCAGATATTCAGGTATCATGTAGTGAATGCGGTGAAGCAAATAAGGTTTCGGTTGAGCTTGATGACATTAAGATGAGTGGGGAGACAACAAATAATCTGATCGAAATTACTGATAGTGTTTCTATACAGATGCGTTATCCATCATATGAAGAGTTCTTGAACAATGATTCATTGTTGTCTACCGAAACAACGACAGAGGGTCTATGGGAGTTATTAGTCGTTTGTATGGAAGCAGTGTTGACAGACGAAGAGCGAATCTCTATGAATGATCAGTCAAAAGAAGACGTGTCAGAATTCATTGACTCTATGACTTCAGATCAGTTTGCGAAAGTATCTGAATTTATCAATTCGGTTCCTAGCGTAACACAAGATGTTAAATTTGAATGTACGTCTTGTGGCCATGCGAATGAAAGAACACTAAAGGGGATGGATGATTTTTTTTAGTAAATCTCTCTCATGATAACTTGACAAATTACTATCAAGTTAACTTCCAGCTTCTTAACAACTTTAATTACTCACTGGAAGAGGTCGAAACAATGATTCCGTGGGAGAGAGAGATCTACTTAATGATGTTGATAGAAGACATCAAAGAGAAAAACGAAAGGGCGAAACAACAAGGATAATAAATGTCTACTCTCAAAGAAGTGTCCGACAACTTAAAATCAGTTGACCAAAAAATGGCATCTGTTAGATCGGGACAATACGACCAGAACAGATTGAATATTGATAATTCTGACAGATTGATAGCTGTTATGGAAGACGTTGTCATGCGTACTGGTCGTAGCGAAAATATCCTTAGTCAAATGTTTGGTCATCTTGGTTACATTAGACGCAAACTGCAAAAGGGCGTTTCTGTTGAAAAAGATTCTTTAGTCGTTGAAAGAGCTCCAGATCCGTCATTCGTAGGTCCGATTCGACCAGACCCTGTCGCCACAGGAGATTCTTTAGAAGAACGGAGAGAGCAACAACAATGGCAGAATGATTTGTTAGATGCCATCCGTGCTCTTTCAGAGTCTAAAAAGGATGATAAGAATGAGTCGGAGCCAAAAAAGGAAGGTCTTAGAATAGGAGAAATGTTAAGATCCGTAGGACTTATTGGTGGTCTCTTAGCCGCATCTCTCGGCGCTGCCTTCGGTTCCTTCATGGCATATCTAACCCCTGTTACAAAGTTACTGGGCGGCATAGCCAATCGTCTAGGTCCCGTACAAGGACTTTTCATTAGTTTCGTTGAGGGGATAAAAAATCTTGGAACTAGGATAAAGGAGATAGGTTCTAGTGTAGGTAAAACTTTAAAAAATGCATTCACTATTAATCCAGACGGTAGATTAGGTAAAGCCTTGCAATTTATGAAGGACTTATTTGGGGGTAAAGGTAAAGGACCTATAGGAAAAATTATTGAAAGTATTACAAAAACATTTAAGTCTGTTGGTGGATATCTGTCGAAATTCTCCGGTATTTTTAAAACCTTTGCTGGTCTTGCCGGTAGATTATTTTATCCTATCGCAGGAATTATAGTGTCGGTTAAGTCAGTATTCGATAGCATAAAAAGCGGATCTGGAATATTTGACACATTTAAAAATTTAGTTGACGACTTGTTTACATTTTTTGTTACTGATCTATTGGATATGGTTAAGGGCGCAATTGGATGGATTTCTGGAAAACTTGGGTTCGAAGGAATTCAAGAATATCTCTCCTCTTTTAGTTTTAGTGATATGTACTTGGTATTATCCGAAAAATTATTTGGTGTAATTGAAAGTATAGGTACCTATGCAAGTGATATATTTGGAGATCTCATCGGTGGATTTAAAAAATTAATATCTGGAGATTTCATCGAGGGAATTGTAGGTATCTTTACTGCTATTAATAAACCATTTAAAGATCTGAGGGAATGGTTGGGAGATATAATAGCAAGAGTTTTAGAGACACTTGCTCCTAAAAATTTAGCATTACTTGCAGCTGGGTCGGAAAACGCCAAGGGGTTTGATTATATACTGAAGGGAGAAACGATACTGAAGGGAGATGCGGCCGCAGTGAAACCTATGACTGGATCAGAATTGGATAAAGCAGTAAAAGAGAATAATAAAACAAGCGACAATCCAATAATTATACAGGATAACAGTAACAATTCAACCAACACTTCAGGTGGAGGCGGGGGTGAAACTCATGTACATACCGGAGTCACTTCAACTGACGGTGCAGATCCAAACATTTTAGCATTTGGTAGATAAAAAAAAGGGAGTCCGAAGACTCCCAAATACTACCAAACAATCAATTAGTTTGGATTGGACATATTAATAATCGTTTGTACGATCCTTGCCTTGTTGGCAGATTTAGGTACAGACACTCCAAGATCACTAGCCCTTTCAACCAATTGAGCCTTTGTTAAGGACATCAACTCAGACTGATCTGGTTGAGTCGGAGTGGTAGGGGAAGTACCCCCACCCGTTGTCTTTTCCGGTTTACTTGATACTGATCGGTAGATCAGACCAAATGCGACTAATCCCGCTAGGATTAGAATAATCATATTAGTATCCATTTTTAGTCCTCCGCAGCCATCTGCGCAAAGTAAGACAGTGTATCGTCCGCTTCCGCTGCAACCAAAGGTGCAGCCTCAACAGCAGGAGAAGATACCACAGTCGGTTCTGACGCCTCACGCATAGGTGCCGCTTCAGCAGTCTGCGCAAGTGCCTCGTTCTTGATAGTTGCACCAACACCAGTTGCAAGACCTAGTACGGTCTCCAACTTGTTCTTCAACTCATCATAAGTCTTGAACCACTTGGCGTCGTGTGCATTCGGATAGTCCGGTACTACAAACTCGTTTAAGTCATATAGTGTGTTATACACCGCTTCAAGTTTAGTCTCATCTGAACCTAGGTATGCAGAAGGAGACTTGAAGTCTGACTTATCATAGTTACGATATCCCGCAACATTACGGATCTTCAGTTCGAAGTCAGCGCCAGCCCAAAAGTCGAATGGGTTTACTGGTTCTTCGCCAGGAAATTCTGGTTGCATCTGATCCATAATCTTATCAAAGATCTTCTTACCAAACTCATAGATGAAAGTCTTGCCGTTGTTGGCAGGGTTAGAAGGATCATTAATAACTTGGATGTTAGTAACGTAGTGTAGACGACGCTTCTGTCGACGTGCAGTTTCCTTATCCTCTTCGATACCGGAGTTCCATAGACGTGAGTTCAACTCACCTAATGGATCGTTCTGACCTAGAGTCGTTAGTGAACGCTCGATGTACCACTGTCCGGTTGGGCCTTTGAATGCGTGGTCCCAGTAACGTACCCACGGAAGATCTTGACCTTCCGTAGCAGGAAGAAAACGAATCACGGCGTAACCATTACCCTGTTCATCAACAGTTGGTTTCCACTTGCGATCGTCTTGGTATTTGTTGGTGTTAGTTGTCTGACCTGACGCTTCGGTAGCGGCAGTGACAAGTTTGGAGATGTCCATAGACTTGGACTTTAGATTTGCAAAAGACATAATATTTCCTTAAATATAAACTTAAATATAAACAATGTATGAAATTACCCATAAGGGTATAACTATTTATACGTCTAGTGTGTTCTGCTTTGGCAGAAAATTCAACTGACGTGCTTCACTCTCAAGATGTTCGACGATAGTTGGAGACAAGTACTTCTTGATGTCTTCCAGCTCTAATCCGTTCTTCTCACAGAGATGTACAATAGAATCCATGTACGACATTCTGTTTTGAAATACGAAACTCTCGATCATCGCAGAGAATGATTTCTTGGTTATGAACTTCTCTTCTGTAGTCTCATCCATTGATTACCTCAATCGCCCTGACATTATCAACGCGGAATGACCGCCATGATTGTTTGTCGATTGCGAATGCTCGAATCACAGACTTATTTACAGAAAAGTCATCCACTTGATTGACCTTAGCCTCCGATAGTTCAGGCATATAATCAGTTTGGAGAGTGCAAGGCATAATGCGTTCCTCACCATTGACCTTACTAAATGTTACCTGAAGTACGTTAGACCGAAGTTGGTCAACAATATTATCATAATTAAACATCGACTCCTCCTTAGAATCGTTCAAATTCAGCGTCCTCCGCTGTTGCTTCTTCATTAGACGCTTCTGAGTGTACTGCTTCAAGAAACTCTTCGCTACCATCTAGTACTGCAATGGTGTGTTCGAATGCTTCAAGTGTAGCGAGAACGTTCTTACGCGTCTCATCCTCTTCATCTAGACTCGCATAATCTTTACCAAAAGATTCTAGAGTATCTAGATAAACGCAACGCAAAAACTCACGCGAGATGAGCTCTACATCGTTACGAGTATATTGACCTAAATCAATTAGGTTCTCAGGCATTGGTGTGGACATTAATTCCATTCCTCGTTTTGGGTTGATTGATGGACATCGGAGAAGAGAGTGTTAACGAACTTATCTTCATCTCCCCAGCGTACATCGGATTTATAGTCTTGACGATCAAGACCTACTACTTCGTTCGCTAGACGTTGGTTTGACTTGCGAACCTTACTACGCTTCTGGACCTTGAGTGCTGCCGCACGAACCATTGCGTAACGTACTTCTTTACTTACTGCCATAATTATACCTTATATGTAGGGGGTTGTCAAGTGGCTAGAATCCATTATTTGGATACAGTTCATCTTTGGTTAACTGACCGCGTTTCTTCGACTCCTTCTTACGGTCGACGTGGGTAGAGGCGCGATTGAATCGCCTCGCATACTTCGCGACCGGATTCGACCGCTTGGTAGATTTCTTCTTCATTGTCATATGCCTCGTTTTCCCATGGCTGATCACAGTACTTCATATTCTCATACTCTTGACCATCAAATATCCATTTATAGGACATCACACCTTCATTCAGAGTTAGTCCAGTATGAATCAATCGACCACTTAGTATCTGTACTGCATGAATCATCTCATGGGCAATGTTGATTTTCATTTGTTTCTCATCGACCCGTTTGCCTTCGAAGTACTCAGCGATAGAGATATCAACTTGATCCTCATCGCCGTCAACTAGTCCAGCGAACGTACCTAGGTCATTGACGAATTCTAGCTCGACGTGGCCAGGCATGGTAGAGATTCCTAGAAACTGTGCAACCTTATGAACATAGGTCGACATCTCATAACTGGGTGATTCTGCAACATCAACATTTTCGGCATACTTCATTTCAGTTCTCCGACCTAACACTAGCGTCATAGTTGTCATCACTGTCATAATCAAATAGACTAGACCAAGTACGAAGCTTGAACAACTTTTCTGTTCGCGCCTCCTCAACCGCAGTGTACGACACTACTTCCCATTGTTGTAACAACTCAATCATGCAAACAAGGTCGCCGACCTCTTTAGCAAGTAGAGACAGGTTGTGTTGATCCTGACCGAACCGCTTTACCTTCGACACTCTTTGAATGACCTCGGCACATTCTTCTTGCAGAATGGTGAGCAGTTCGGTACAGCTATCGTTATGTCGTAACATTAAAACTCCACTCGATCATGAAAAGGAACCGCACCGGAGAACTCAGCTCCAGTAATCTCACGAACCTTGTTTCTAAAACGACTGTCAGAAGTAGCGACGAACGTACCACCCATCATCGGACGTTCTTCACATAGATAGGTTGGACGTACGAAACAGGTGCCGCGAGCGTAACCATCGACCAACTCGACCGCAGGGCGACCCACAGTTGGTTCGAAAGGACCTTCGATGTTCACTATAGTCACTTCAGTGAATCGTGAACTCATACCACCAGCAGAAGAGTCGCGGTTATCTGCTCGATAAATGTTTGCAATTATACCCATATCAATATTCCTAGTGAAATGTTGCTTGTTGAGCTTCGAGTTCCTGTTCGATAAGACTCATCATCTCATCGTTATTCAGACCCATCGAAGATAGTGTCGCTATTGCAGTAGTAGAGTCGATGACATCATCAAGGAAAGAATCCATGACATCACGAACTGCCTCACCAATCTCGCCAGTGGCGAACCACGCTACAGTACTCATGACTTAGCCTTAACAACTTTATTGTTCTTGAATTCAGTACCAACTGGACCGACCAACTTACCGACCAACCAGAAGTCTTCTGCTTGCAATTTAGAAACGTCGTTAGAGTAACCTTCTTGAACGAAGTCTGGACCTAACTCGTTGTAGTTGTTAAGGAACTGAACAGCAGCTTCGACAGTGTCGAAAGTCTGTGCATGGTGATTGTTTGACATTTTGGGTTTTGCGTAGAACATAATTTAAATCTCTCTCTTCATTAGTTTATGTAGCCATTGTACCTGTTTTTGAAACGTTTGTCAAGGGCTTTGCTTAATTTTTTTTAGCAATTGCATGTAAATATTCACGTTTCAGGAACCACTTGTATTTTGCAAAGTAATCCTTTGCCTTGTAGTCTGGACGTTTACCTGTGTAGAGTTCAACCTCATCACAGTGCTCGAACCACATTAGATCACACCAACGTCTAAAAGTCATATTATGCCACCAACTGATAAGGTTTGTTGAACTGTCCGACGTTGATGTCGATGTAGTGACTTCTGAAGAAATAGTCAGTCGCGCTGTCGTCTTCACAGAAGAAGTCAGGCCCTTCCATAGCAGCCTTTAACTCAGTTAAGAACGCAACAACTTCTTCGTTGTCGTAGTTTTCAGCAATCCAGTACGGATTGACCTGAACGTAGTCACGAGGACCGTACTCACTGACAGGTAACGCTCCGATGATATCGAGAGCACCACTCTTAATGTTACACACCAAAATGCTGTGATGACGAATGGCAAGAGTGCCTTTCATGTTGTACTTCTTGAGGACCGCTTTGATCGCGGGGGTTAATTTCTTTTTATCTTCTTGACTTACATATGCCATAACAAATTTCTCTCTCATTAATTTATGTAGCTATTATACCAAATTCTGAATAATAGTCAACACTTTTTTAGCTATTTCTTAGACCGATTTGATATAAGGGTATTCCAAAAAGTTCTTAACCAACCACCCTCTTCCCACATCAATGGTATGCGCTCTCCCAGTTCTTTCTCTTCTTCCATGTGTAGGTTGACGTATAACAGCAAAGCGAGGAACCCAAACAAACCAAAACCGATTATGTCGTAAACCAGTTCCATTACTTCACCCACACATGGTTGTATTTCGTAGGAAGAACTTCACACGTGTAGCTATCGTTCTCAGCATAGTTGATAACCTTGACACACTCTCCAGTCATATTACTAACATGAACATCGGGCATATCAATAACAGCAGTACAATAAACAAGGACAAGGGATACAGCAACAAGACTAAAAACAGTTTCAGACAAACCTTTCATAAATCATTCCTCTTCTCAATTTCAATACAAGTATTATAGATGTTTTGATAACAAAAGTCAACACTTTTCTTAGACCAATTTGTTATAAAACAATCCTTTCATATAACGGATCTTCTTCCAGAACTTCGAGCAACATCTCCAAACGATTCCTATTCTTGACTAGAGGTTCCTTTAGATAATCAGGCAGTTCTTCATAATTATCATCTTCCATTAAGTAGAGGACTCTCTCCAAATCTTTAGTTAACTCATCGTGTGCTTCCATTATTTCATTCATTTGAATTCCTTATGCGACAATTTTTATAGGAGCACGTTGACAAGCTTTCAACCATGCTTCAGGTGATTTGATGATAGGTCTGGAAACTCGTAACTTTTTTTCACGGAAACATTTCTTCAACGCCTTAGCTTCCTCGCGGCCTAGAAATCTTGAGACCAATCGAATCAGGCACTCACGGAATCGGTAATCATGTTTACTAAATCCAGCAGCATGTGCGAGTTCATGTAAGACAACGTACTTGTTCATGCCACTCTCACTCAATCGAATTAGTTCCCTATAGCAGACTCCGGATAAAGAGTTCGATCTCATCTTTTCTATCCGGACAGTCTTACATGCAGATCTCAGTCCAATCGCTGGATCATTTTTATGATTGAAATTCTCCCACAATTTAGATTTTAGTACACGTTTTGCAAACGTCCGACACTCTTTTAATGTGAGTTCTTTTGTTACGTGAGGGTAGTTGGCTTCGAATTTCCATTCTGCATTATAAGTCTTGCTCCTCTCAGAATCTTTCCATCCATGAGAATTCTTTCGAACTGCATACTGATAATACTTGTATGCGATTTCTTCATCCATCACTTTGATAGCATCACTGTAGTAGTGACGGTATTTTTCATTCCAAACTCGATAACCCATAAATCTCTCTCTCTAAATTATATCAAAGGACATTGTGTGCATTATGCGTCTTCCCTTCGAGGAAGTTACACTTTTATCACCCGACCACATGTCTATAACGTGGCCACATGTAGTCACCATCTCATCTTCATTAGACGTTAAGATTTCGAAGTCTCTAACTATCTCTTGATTAGTGGTAATCGTTAATCCAATGCATCTGATCTTCATTTCTCTTCCTTCTTTGACTTTATGTAGCTATTATACCACAGTGAGTATTAGAGTCAAGGGCCTATGTGACCTTTTTTCTCTTAGAAGGCGTCTTTTTCTTGACCGGAGTTTTCTTTTTGGTCACGGCAGGTTTTTTGGCTGCGACAGTTTTACGCGGCTTCCTTTTGGGTTTGACCGCAGTTTTCTTCGGCATCACAAATTCTTTTCGAAGGAACTCATTCACAGAAAGACCGCAGTTTCTCAACTCCTTTTGGAAACGAGTGATATCTTCCATCCACCACCCGTGTGGAGTTTCTAAGAACTGACCGTAGTGGTCCATGATTTCATTAGCGAGTCGGTTGCACTCTTCGGTGTCCTTGTCGTAAAGGTACCGGACCTTTCGGTCATAATTCAGTTTAACGATCTTAGGCATTGTCTCTCCCTAGATTAGTTTGTAGACTTTCTTCATGGTGTACTCGCGAGCAGACGCAAACGGTGCCTCGAACCAATCTGAGGAACCCATCACTTGAGGAGCAATACCATACTTCAAATATGCATTGACCAACTCAGCAACGTTGTTCGATTCGCACACAGGGCGCATCTCGTGTTCATCGTAAAGACGAATCTCAGAGCCGTCTTCAGTACAAGAAATATAATCTATCATGCTACTTCTCCAAAAAATATACCAATGGGTGAACCGTTAGGACTACGGTATCCAAGCTCATGAATATCATCAACTCGAACCTCTTCACGGTAACCGTCTTCCCATTTTATTTCGACACTGTCGCGACCAACTTGACGATCGATTAGACCGTGTGCGATGGGGTACATGGCACCCCAGTTACCTTCGACTTTCTGACCGATTAAATTCATGCGGCACCTCCAATAAATGCATAACGAGGATTCTTACAAAACATTCCGATCTCATCGAAACCTAGGATACAGAAACCATCTAAAGGATCGGTACCCGCCTCATACTCAACCAGTTCGAAACCGGTACGGAAAGTTTTAACGTCTTTGATGTCTACTGGGATAACTTTCATGGCGACATCGTACTCTTCCTGTGTTAGGAAGGTAGCGTCTTCGTTGGTTTCTGTGTTGTCTGTCCAG